GTATCAAATGAAATAGCGGCCTCTGATGGTGATACTTGGAATCAACCTAATATACCTTATGCGGCCGTTTATCCATATAATCACGTTTACGAATCAGAAAGTGGCCATATAAAAGAATATGATGACACAAAGGGGTCAGAGAGAATATACGAAGCTCATAGAACAGGCACGTCTTATGAAATATCACCAGATGGCAGTAAAACCGATATAATTAAAGGTGACCATTATAACATAGTTTACGGCAAAAGTCAAGCTCTTATTGAAGGCAAATCAGATTTGACCATAGGTGGCCGACATAAACTATACATTAACAAAGACGGCGCATTAAATAACCATTACGATATACAAGTGGGGCCAAACGCCAACATTAACATACAAGTAGATAAGGGCAACCTCAACCTAGTTGTAAAAGATGGCTCGTTAAATAGTAATGTATCAGGTGATTACAATGTCAAGGTTGGCGGTAATTATAACCTAGACGTAAGAGGCAATCTAACAGAGACCATATCAGGTACAAAGACATCTAATACAACGCAGAGTGTCACTCACAGAGGAAGTACCTTTAAAGTAGTGGCCAATAGAATAGACTTAAACTAACAAAGTCAATAAATAAATCCACCAGCAGAGAAATCGCTATTGTAAAAGTAAAGTGATTCTCTAAACTATAAATGCAATAACATCCAGCAGACATATAGGAGACTTACAAATGTATTTAAAACCGTTAAAAAGTTTAAAGGAAAAATCCTCGGATATAAAAGCACGTTGGAAGAAGGCTTGTAATACAGACAATATCATTGACTTTTCAGTTGACGTTGGACTTATTGCGTTTGATGTATTATCAAGTCCCATACTTATAGTTGTACGTATATTCCGTTGGGGTATGAATAAATGGGTCAACGGCTACATAAAGAGATTTTTAAAATGGTTTGTTCACAAAGTATTAAGAATAAGATAAAACGTATTATCAAGTACGGCTTTTGGTTCTTTCTTATCAAAGGCCTACTCTGGTTGTTATTCCTCATCCTATCATATATGTTTGCTCAAGGACTTCTTTATTATACATAGTGGTGTTGAAACTTCAGGAAACCAGCTCCAGGTAACCTAGGTCCGTTTTATCAAAAAAAATTCCCAGGATATAAAAATACAATTGGAAGTTTACTTATGAAATATCCTATATAGGAGACACTACATTTCTTCTATAAGGACTTCATATGTTAGACCCTATCACAGCGGTGGCAACGGCCACCTCAGCATTTAATCTAATTAAAAAAGGCATTGCTTTCGGTAACGATTTAGAAAGTATGACTAACTCTCTTTCTCGTTGGTACGGTGCAGTATCAGATTTTAATTACGCAGAAAAGGAAGTAAATTCAAAAGGCGGTATTTCTAAACTATTAATGAAAGGTAGTATAGAAAAGATGGCTCTTGATATTACGGTCAATAAACAAAAAATACAAGAACAAGAAAAAGAATTACGGACTCTGATAACTTATACGTATGGTCCTAATATCTATAATGAAATGATTGAATTAAGACGGCGATTAAAAAAACAACGTGAAGATGAAATATATCGCAGACGTGAATTTAAAAACCAATGTATAGAGGCCGGATTAATTATACTCTTAATGTGTTTAATTGGCGGCGCCGTCTTGTTTTTGACTTATTTGGCGTATTCTTAAACTCTAAATATATTCTATGTCGGTTAATATCGGCCTATTATTAATTACTTTTATTATATTGGTAATTACTATTATTGTTATACGTTTAGCGTCGGATTCTTCGGACTCGGAAAAACTTAAAGAGCCAGATGAGCCTAACGCTTTGACTGAATTTCGGAAACGAATGGGATTAGATTAAACGTAATGAAGATATGAGCCTATTATATATTTTGGTTTGTGTATAGGTTTATGTCCAGTATGTAAATAGGTCCACATAGGCGGAAACATTAATAGTCTTCCTACTTTAGGTTTGATAGCAACATCAAAGTTAGAGAACGAAGTGGCCCCTTCTTTGTTTTCATCCAAATATAAAAAGAACACTAAAAATCTCCTTGCTGAATTATAATCGCCTACATCAACGTGTTCTTTAAACTCATCAATATCATTAGGCATATATCGTTTCATACGTATTGCCTCAAAGCCATAATTTTGTGGCCATTGTGTAGGTGTTATTCCTACTTCTTTTGCATATGTGCTGATTTTTGATTTAAAGGTAGTATAAAGACCATCAACTATGGGTTTCCAATCTTTATGTTTATTCAGTTGTATTTCTTTAAATGAACGGTGACCTTTTAAAATTGTGTCTTCTTGTTGGTCAGTATTGACTTCAAACTTTTCAATTATCTCTTTACAAATTTGAGGGTCTAATACATCATCATATACTTTTATAAAATTTTCCATTTGTCTATACTAACACTATATAGGCTCAATGTCAATGCCTAAATATGTGTATGGCAAACTTTATACACTATTACGAATATGCTTTAGGCATAGATATTGATAAGTTAGGCAAAGCCTACTTTGATATACGCAAACACTTATCGTATAACACGGATGATAAAAGCAAGATTGATTTCAATGCTATTTGTGTTAACAGAAAACCAGGTGATGAAGATTCTATTACAGGCGGAAATATTAGAGGCCTATATTGGACTAAACCTGATACAGACAACTACGAACAACAACGACTAGAACCGGTAGACGAAGCCGCTTATACTGAAATTTGTCCTGAATTTAAGGATACTTACTTTGAAGAAGTATATAATATACTAAAAAGTAATTTCGGTAAAATCGGTAGAGTTAGAATATTAATGAAACCACCTAGAAGTTGTTTATCTTGGCATAGGGATCCAGAGCCACGTATTCACGTACCTATAATTACAAATGAAGGATGTAAAATGGTTATTGAAGACGAGTCTTTTCATATGCCGGCAAATGGTAGTGCTTACATTACCGATAATACAAAATATCATAACTTCTTTAATGGTAGTGAAATAGATAGAGTTCATTTAGTTGCAACTTTATTAAGACCATTTTACACGTAGGTAACATATGATTAAATTATCAGACAACGCATATAAAAGATTAAACGAATTAAGAAACAAACATAATAAAAAGTTTGTACGTCTTGATGTTAAAGGTGGCGGTTGTGCTGGGTTTAATTACGAATGGTCTTTTGCAGATGAAGAACAAAGAAATGACGCTATAGTAGATGATGTACTACTAGTTAGTAGAGACTACGAATTATATCTTATGGGTTTAGAATTAGATTATAACTATGATGATTTTGAATCTATGTTTAAATTTAATAATCCAAAAGCTACAAGTTCGTGTGGCTGTGGTACATCATTTAGTGTTTAGTTGGTACGAAAAAATAATTGGTTATCTATTACTATGTTATATAGTTTATGTAATAATCTGTATGATACTAGGCACGTTTGATATTATATAAATAATTATAATCGTTTATCCTGAAACGGACGGAAGTAAACCACCTATGGTTGAAGAAACGCTCTTTAATTAAAGGAGTATGTATGGACTTGTTAAAAGACCTACGAGCTTTAAGAAAAGAGAAAACTAAAGAAATCTCTACTAAAGCTCAATTAAGAAAACGAAGTAAAGATAGTATTGCTAGACCAAAGGCGAAGAAAAATCTTTTTTCTACTGACCCACGTATGCAAGGTATATAAGGTTGGCCTGCTCGGTAGGACTCGAACCTACGACCCACAGCTTAGAAGGCTGTTGCTCTAATCCAGCTGAGCTACGAGCAGTTTGTGTATTATGCAGGAGTATTATTTGATTGTCAAGTCTGAATTGGTCGGAGTGGTAGGATTTGAACCTACGACCCTTGCGTCCCAAACGCAATGCGCTACCAGGCTGCGCTACACTCCGGTAATTTTATCTGTAATAAACTGAAAAAGTATCAGCGTAATTCATATGACAAAAAGATTGAGGTCTTGAATAGTTTGGTTTAGAAGTACCTCTATATCTATATCTGACACTTTTTGCTCTTCTTGAAGCAGATACTTCTTTAAAATATTTTAAATACTTTATTGGAATATTTGCAGCTATGCAAGTGCCGGTATAACCATTTAGTCTTGATACTAAATGTTTAAGTAAGAGAGGGTTAACTACCTTTTCAAAAACTCTTCTTCGTCTATCTCTAGGTGTTTTATTCATAGTGTTTCCTTATTCTTCTACAACTTTCATTAAATCGTAAGGTACTCTCCATTTAGCACCATTACAATCAACAACAGCTTTCTTTG